CTGCAACTGCTGGAACTTCTGATTTCTTTGGAGATGCAGTGAGTGGCGTTTCTGACTTTATCAAGACCGGACTAGCTAATCAGCCTGGCTCTCTACTTAATCTCCCTGGTGACTTAGGAACACTAGCTACTACTGGCTCTGGTTTTGGCTCAGTAGTGGGAGATCTAGCTAATCCAGTAGCTGGTTTTGTTGGTAGTGAATTAGCTCATCTTATTGCACCTCAAGGTAAGGCAGTAGGAGGAAGTATTGGAGGAACTGTTGGAGGAATTGCTGGTGGTATTGGTGGAGGTGCAGTTTTAGGTAGTGAAATTGGAAGTTTTGCTGGACCTATTGGAACAGCTGCCGGCGCTCTCATTGGAACACTACTTGGAGGTCTCATAGGTCCTAATCCTAAGAACTCCTACTTCTACCTACCTACCACTGCTGAGAATGGAAGACTTAACTTTGGTCAACCTACAGCACAATCTGTAGACTCCTTCAGCACTCTTACTGGTTTCCAACAGCAAGCAGCTAACTTTAACACCTTCTTGGATAAGACAGGATTGAAGCTCTCATCTATTGAAGGGCCGCCGCTACTCTTAGGAACACCAAATCCACATGCTAATGATGCTATTCCTACACTGCCAGATCTAGGCTCTGCATTCTCCAAGTTCCGTTTCACAGCAGATAGTTCTGATCTTAATAACTTAGTTAATGGAATATCCTTCAGTGATCCTAATCAGCTGATTGCAGCACTAACTACTGGACAGAAGCCATCTAGTTCTCCACAACCTTCTGCACAGCCAACAGCGCAGATTGCTCCAAGTCCTACAGTAGTATCTCCAACTCCAACTCCTAATCCTACAGCAGATAGTGGTGTTATTGATCCTTACCAATGGCAGCAAATAGCTAGTCAGATAGTTCCAACTGTAAGTCAAAGTGGAGGAACTGGCTAATGGCTGATGATTATGGCGTAGATGAGAATCCCTCAGTAGATGTAGCTACTATTGCAGGGGGCGCGCGTCCCTTATCTCCCTCTCAGCAAGCAGTAACTAAGATGACTGGAGGGGCTGGTCCTAACACGGAACCTGCAATAGTAAATAACGAGATAAATGTAGGTAGTTATTACGGCCGCGCCCTCCAAAGCTTCATTGATGCTAATAGACCCTATAAAAACTATGATCCAGGCTTTGGTGCAGCTACTTCTACACTCTCTACTGGTATTGCAGATAAAGCTACAGCTGAGGCTACAAAGGCCAGCATAGATGCAGCTGTAGCTAGACATATCCAGCAGATGGATAATCAGACTAGACTACAGCTAGGTATTCTTCCTGGTGCTGGAAGTATGACTGTAGCTGCTCTATCTGCTGGCATCAGAGATAAGGAACAGAATGTTCTCCGATTAGAGGATAGTATCCGAGGTGATCTAGGAGTAGGATTCCTTGATAATCCTATTAAGTGGCTAACTAATCAATTTACTATGCCTGGTAGGATAATGCAACTAGGTGGTGCTGAAGAAGAAGTTAAGCAGAACATGGAAGTTCTGTCTGGTATTAATAAACTTATGGATGAGGCGCATAGAGATCATATGCTAGCTGCTGCGGATACTTCTATTGCAGCAGAGCAAAATGCTAGAGCTATGATCTTTGCTCAGGCTAAGATTGATCTTGGTAAAGTAATGCATGATGCTGCTGTTAATAACGTGAGTGTAGTTAATATCCGCACAGCTGCTAATAGCAGAGAGTTCCAAGCAGTTACGGACTCTATTAATATCCAGAATAAGAGTGTAGAGAACGCTATCCGCTTCAATGAGCTCTCACTACAGGATGAGCGTAATCAGAGAGAAGCAGCAGCTGCTAAACAGCAGCAACTAATGAATGACATTAACATTGGAGATAAGCAGAGAGCAGATGCAGCTAATGCTCAACTGCAAGTAGGTTTAGATAAGGCTGCATCTACTGGACTTATAGCTCCTATTAAAGTGGAAAATCTTAAGTATCTCAGTCCTCAACTACAAGCCTATGTCTTAGAGTTAGCAGCAGATCCTAACATCAATAGTGTTGATGGCGCTCTTGGTAGGAATCCTTACAAAGCTTGGGAGAGAGTATCTAAGGCTCCAATAACTCCACCTCCAGGACTTGGAACTCTAGCTAATAAGATGAGTATTGTTAATGAGAAGACAATAACTGATACAGGAGAATTTACTTTTAAAGCTCTCCCTCCTGCGCTTCAGGAAGCGAAGTTAAATGATGGACTTAAGAAAGCTATTAATGATGAGATTAAGGCCATTCCAACAACTGGAGGGTTCTTCAGTCCTGGTCCATTAGCTTCTGTCTTAGCTATTCAAGAAATCTCCAAACTTCCACTAGCTAAAGATCTAACTCCACAAGCTGCTCAGAATACTGACGGTCCTACACGTGCTCAAGATATTCTAGCTGCTGCTGTGTTAGGAGTTCAGAGTGGCAAGTATGATATGAATAGTGCTGTGCAGCAAGTTAATAAGATCTATGAGGCTATCATAGCTGATAATAACATGAAATATCCCTACAAGAGAATGGCATTTGATGGTCCTAACTCCTCCACTGGTTTCAAGACTGCTGTAACTCTTGGTTCCTTTGGCTCTAGAACTGTTATAGATATGACTAATGCTGGTGCAGTATATGATGCTCTTACTAGGATGACATTGAGAGGTGCTGGCAGTCCAGTTCCTGCTCCTGTAGTAACGCCACCTTCACAACTTAAAACTCAGGATCAGCCATAATGGGACTTTATGATACTGAAACTGGAGACATTTCTGATTTAGTTCATGCCACTAATGTTCCATCAACTCTTGGAGGACAGGGTGCAGTAGATAGTGCTATAGATGTAGTTACTAAATTTGTTCCTCTTTCTATTGGTGCCGCCATAAACGGTGTTATTAACACTCCTATACAGCTTGCTAATATGTTCGGCGCGGACATAGAGCCTCTTAAGATGAGTAATGAACTACAATCTCTTGGCCTTGATAGTTATGATAGTTATTACAAAGAGCATACTCAGGGAGTTGAAGCAGCTGGCTTTATTGCTGGCTCTCTAGTTCCTGGACTTTATGGCGTTAAGGCTATGAAAGCTATTCAGGGAGGCTTCTTAGGAGAGACTGCTGCAAGAGCTACTAATTTACTAATGCCTGCAACTGATAAGATTGTAAAGGGTGCGGAAGCTACAATATTAAGTGGAGACCAAGCTCTATTTCCAGGTCTCGCAGCAGATAAATTCAAGGCTATCTCTCTAGGTTTCCGAGATCAAGCAGTGCAGTCATTAGCTTTTGAGACTGCCGCAGCAGCAGCTATGCAAGGCTCTCCACTTATGAAAGATCAGAGTTGGGGAGATATGCTATCTGATATGGCTATTGGAATAGGCTTTGGAACAGTAGTAGGAGGTGGACTAGAAGCCTACGCTATTAGGAGTAAGTTCCAGCAGGCTTATCTAGCAGCGGATAAGGCTACTAAGGACTATGAAACAGTTAGAACTATCTTCAAAGATGATGGCTCTACACTAGAAGATGTGCCTCTAGCTGGTGCTAAGATGGCTGCTATGTTTGATCATATGTGGAGCTTACCTAAAGAGGAACTATCTACATTAGCTGGAAGAAAGCTCTCTACTTCTACTAACAGAGCTCTTAATGAGATTACTGTAACTGCGCGAGAGCTAAGCGGAACTAATAATGAGAAATTCGCTGACTCTTTTGTTAGTATGATTAGGAGAATGTATGCAGATGCAAGCATGAGTAAAGAAGATGCTCTTAATAAGATGGGAACTCTAGTAGGTATCAGACCTGTAGGAGATGCAGATGTAGCTCCAGCAGCTGACTACTTCTTCGTCAACAAATTCCATAAAGGTAATCAGCTATCTCCAGCTCCACTTACAGAAGTTTTCAGTAATGTAGCTCATGATGGAGCTGATCTTTCTAAACGATACCAGATGAGACCTTATAGTAATGGAGCAGAAATAGGGAAGTGGTATGAGACTTTCACTACTCCAGATGGTCTGGAGATGCCTAGATTTAGAACTGCTGAAGAAGCTTGGGAAGGTGGTAAAGATATCTTTCTAGCTGAGAAAGGACAGATCTACGTTAATCCTAATGCTCCTAATCTAGTAGAAGTTCCTCTAGAGGGAATGGGAAGACCACTAAAGCCGGCGGAGTATAAGAGTCTTAAAGAAACTGGTATGTTGCCGAAGGACGCGGCTCCCTTATATTCTGCTCCAACAGTCCTTAATGTCCTCAATGGAAATGTGGTAACTAATGTTGTTAGAGTGCTGGGAGATTACCCCGGAGAAGTTAAAGTAATTAATCGCGGCGTCACATATGGAAGGAGAGAGTTCTCACCACAAACTACTGGTAGTGTGCTAACTACTACTACAGAAACTGAAGATGCAATGGCTAGATATCTCTGGACTGCTGATAGAGGAATTAGAGCTAAGGATACTATAGTAGACTCTGATCTCCCAACTCTGGAAACTCTCTTCTATCAAGCTACTAAGAGTGGAGACTTTGGAAAGCATGTAGCGGAGCTAGAGAAGAAGGGAGTAACTTTTGCGAGCGGCGATCCCTTATCTCAGAATCCACAACAGCTACTTACCAAGATCCAAGGCGCTAAAGATGACTTCATCCACGATCTAATGTTAGCTAACCCCAAAATGAGTATAGAAGAGGTCGCGCGCCGAGCAAATGTAAGTCAAGACTACATCAATAATGGACTCAAAGCTACTAAGCCAGAAGACTTCATGGCTAATACTCCAGACTTAGCTAGAGTGAATCATGTCCAACTCTCCTATGACATTGGTAATACCTCTCGTATGGATGGCCAGATAGTAAGAGGTATGGTAGCAGTCCAGCAGAAGATAGGAATGATTAGAGATAATAAGAAAGCCGCGCTGTCTAAGTATGCTGGTGAAGGCTGGGAGAATCTATGGATAGACGGCTACTCATCTAAGGATGCTACTATAGCTGGACCTAAGCCTGGAATACTCTCCTTTACTAACGCAGCAATGGGAACATTAGCTCAGCGCGTTCAGACTGTAGGAGGATTTCTAACTCGCTTTATACAGAAACAAATTGATGCAGATGAAGGTGTAATGTCATCTCACTTTGCTACTATGAGAAGTAATCCAGTAGCTACTAGTGAACTTAACAGCTTCATAGCTGCTAGACACTCTACTAATGAAAACTGGACTTGGCTACCAAGAGAGATAGTAGAACAAGAGATGCCAACTGTTGTTAATAAAGATAATGTAGCTGTTCTACGTCGCTCTCTAGTCATGGACAAGGATGGAAACATAACTGGTTGGAATCCAGATTATCAACCTGAGGGTTTCTATCCTGGAGTTTCTCTAGCTGACCATGAGCCTGGAGCTACACCTAAGGGTCTTAAAACTTGGTACGAACTAAATGATGAACATGCTAATTTTGAACATGCATGGCAGCAAGTTAATGATAGGAGACTAAAGGCAGTTAATGATCTCTATACTGCTCAAGGATTACCTAAAAAGATAGAGCCAGGAAATCTCTATGCGCCACCTATTGATACAAATAAGTATCCCTTTATTGCTCTTGTTAAGCCTATTGCTGGTAAGGCTTTTGCTGATGATGGCATCTCTGTAATTACTGCTGCTAGTAAGGAAGGACTAGAGCAGAAGATGGCTATGCTGAGAAATGATTTTGATATCTTCACCAAGGATGATATTAAGACTTTTCACAAGATCCAAGGTGACTACGATAGTCAGCTTAACTTTAACACTGGTCAAGCTAATGGAGAGATGCGTCGGCGCGGCATCCTTAATGATATCTTCCCGAACGTTAATGTAGAGGCGACTCTCAAAGACTATATTGACTATGGTAGACGCCAGAATTTTAGGATCGCGCGCAACTATGTAGAAGTAGGTAATGATCAACTCTTTTCTGAACTTGACCAGATGGGTAAGATGTATGAGAACACTGCTACATCTCAAGTCTCCTGGTGGGCTAGTAAGATAGGAAGACAAGCAGAGAATCCTTATCGCGACTACATTAACACAGCCTTAGGTATCCGCAATGAGAACTATACTCTTTGGAGAGATGGACAAGAGAAGCTAGAAGCTACTGCTGACTCTGCTTTCAGAATGGCTAGAAGTGCTTTCATAGGAGTGCAGAAAGGAGTTCTCTCTTATGACCAAGCTTCTGCAATATCAGAGAGATTTGGTCTAGGAAATCCTTGGGCTAGAGGTGTAGATGCTCTTAAGAGCTATCAAGAGATAGCTAATCAACTACCACCAACTAGGATTCTCTCTCGCTTTGTTAACACTATGAATACTGTTCAATCAGCTACCGCCATTACCTATGATGGTTTCCAATCTCTCATTAACCTAGTGAGTGCTCCTATTCTCACAGTAGCAGAGACTCTCTCTTCTTCCGCAGCACTAAAGCAGATGGCTATTAAAGTTCCTGGAACTCCAGTAGAGATACCATCAGTAACTAAACTCATGGCACAGGCCATAGGAGATTGGTTTAATAAACCACTACGAGACTCTATACTTCCTGGACTTAAGCAGCTAGGAGTAGTTAGAGAGAGTCTTAATGACTTTGCTAAGATGCAAGATAATATGGGACTACCTATTGGAACTGGAGCTACAGAACAGGCAGTAGACTCTAAAATCAAGACTGTCCTAGGCTATGCTGCTAAGATTACTGGCGGTCAGTATGTGGAGGACTTTAATAGATTTATAAGTGCTAGAATGGCTACTAGGCTCTACAGTGCTGCTGGCGTAAGCGGCTCTGATCTCATTGACAACATGATAACTTTTGTTAACCGTACTCATGGAAACTATATTGCATCTCAGCGGCCAATAGCTTTCCAAGGTCCTATTGGTGCAGCTATGTCTCTCTTCCAAACCTATCAGCTTAACTTCTTTCAACAGATGTTTCGCTATGTCCAGAATGGAGAAGCTAAGACTCTAGGAACTATGATGGCATTGCAGGGAGGTCTCTTTGGAATACAAGGACTTCCTGGAGCACAACTTATTAACCAACACCTTATTGGTAATCTAGCTATGAATCCTGCACATAAGGATATCTATAGCACTACTATGAATACTGCTGATAAAGATCTAGGGGAGTGGTTGCTGTATGGCGCGGTCTCTAATATTACTCATACTGGACTCTACAGTAGAGGTGACATAAATCCTCGTAGTGTCTCTATTCTACCACTAAATCCACTAGAATTTCCAGCTATTAGCGGTGCAATTAACTTCGGTAAAGCTATCTTCCAACTGGGTCAGAAAGTAGTAAATGGAGCAGCTATAGTTCCATCTATCTTCCTAGCTATGGAACACAATGGTCTCTCTAGGCCAATGACAGGTCTAGGACAGCTAATGCAAGGATTTACAACTACAGCAAATGGAGATCTCATAAGCAGAACAACTCCAGGCTTTAGCGATGGAACATTAGGCTGGAGTGAGCTACAAACAGCTCTCGATTTCACTAGGAGAATTGCTGGCGCGCGCCCACTAGATGAAGCTGTGTCTCTAGATGCTCTCTACAGAAGCACAGCATATGAAGCTAAAGATAGGACTAGAATGCAACAATTAGGTAGTGCCGCTAAGACTTATCTCTACGGTAATAACCCAATGCCAGCTAGTGCTGTTACTAATTTCGCTGCGGAGTATGCTCAGAGTGGAGGCTTTATGCCTAACTTTGGTAAAGAGATCATCAGTTGGACTAAGGATGCTAACATTAGTAGAGCTAATGAAGTCTTTATGCACTTGGCACATCCATTAGCACAGCAGATGATGATGAGTATTGGAGGAACAAAGTTACCTGATTATGCCATTAATCCGCCGGCCTCAGCCAGCACAGCAGTCTCTCAGCCTTAGCAATAAAGAGTTTCTAACTTATAAGAAAGCAGCTGAGAAAGCACTTCGTAGAAAGCTAGACTACTGGGAGACTAATAAAGTTAGAAATGCCTTCTCTTACAGAATCAGTATAGAAGTCCTAATTGACTTGCTTAAGTTTGGTCGCTAGAGGTAGATAATGTCGGGCGCGCAGATGTGTTACCAACAGTGTGCAGAGCTTATCTACGTCATAATCACCATCTAATACTATGGAGAGTTCCTTAGCAATAATACCTAAGCACTCTTCAAAATTTCTTCCAAGAATTGCAGCGTCATGGATATCTCTATTCTGCGGCTTCTGCAATTCTTCTCTCAGCTGCATTACTGATGGCGGTATCTTCTTCAGAGATAGTAATGGATGAATTGAATGATCGTAGCCGCTCATTAGCTTCTTCCTTCTGTCTCTTGTAGGTAGCTAACCTACTTTCTTGAACACAACGATAGCAGAGAAATGCCTCAGCAAATACTAGAGGTATTGGGAGACTCACATCTGGATGAATAGAACACTTAGTCCACTCCACAAGTGCTGCATCTCTTCTTTCCATAGTGCTCATTCTACTACTCCACTACTCCTATTCTCTCACTCTCAGTAAGCATAGTAAAGTCACACCATTCTACTGGTGCTGTTACTGCTTTCTTCGCTAAGTAACCTCCATTAGCTCCAAGAACTAACTGCACCTTATCAGCAGCTGCAAGTCCTTGCATTAGTTCTTGTAAGTTTCCTATCTTATCCAAGTCACTATGCACATATTCCCACATGGTTCTAATAGACACTGGTGCTCTAGCATTGTAGAGAACATTCATAATCTTATGACTTACATCACTATTTCTAGCTTTACCAAACTCTCCTAGAGCTAGAGACATATTCATCTCTACTGCTGAAAGCATAGTATTACTGTAGATTACTACTTCTTCATCTACCTTCTGCTTATGTGTGGCCGCGGCTGTAATAAGACAGAGTTTCAACAGGTGAGTAAAGCGGCGTGTATTATAGTTACTTAAGCGAGGGTCTGCAAGAGGAACCCAGCTCTCATACATCTCTGTTAAAATGCCTCGCGCGTCCTTATCAATCTCTATCTCCTCTCCATCAAATCTCCTCTTAACTTCTCCTAATCTCTCTACTATCTTCTGTGTCTCTTCCTCTAATGGAGGCGGAGGAAATGCTATCTTCTTAGTAGGCTTCCCTCCATGCACTAGTAGTAACCTACTCATAAATCCCTGCCCTACTAATTCTGGTGGAAAAGCTCTACTCATATTTTCGTGAGTATTTCCTCCAAGGATTGAGACAGTAGGCTGGAAGATGGAAACACTGTGAGAGTTTTTAACTCTTTGCTTATAAGGTAAGTTGTTATCCCAGTCCCAGAGGTCTCCAAGGATATCGTAAAAGTCAATATTATTTGTTCCTGCGAATTGATTAAATTCATCTGCGCAAATAAAAACTTCCCTTGGCTCTCTAAATTCTGAATTATCTCCCCAAAGATTTTGCTCAGTAGTAAAATCAATTCTTCCCTTTTTACCCGCTTCACTGAGTTCAGGATCATCTACTATCCCCTCTAAGTCCATTAGAAACTTCTCTTTGCTAGTCTTATTCGCTCCAAAACTAGTGTATCCAGTAGCTGCCATAAGACGTTGGCACATTTTAATAGCAACAGATTTTCTAGTTCCAGGATCACCCACAAGCATAGTATAGAAGTTAGGAAATATTCTAAAGTGCCCATGCCGTAGATATACATTCCTCCCAAGCAAAGCACCGATGCTCGTGAGAAAACACCAGCGATGGAATACAGTTGGACTTTCCGTCTCTGATGCATAAGTGAGATATTCACGAATAATATCCCTCTGGTTATTAACAATTAAGCGTAGGCTGGGCTCTCTACTTTCTGTTTCTTTAGCACCTTCAGATCGCTCCACCTACTACTCTCCCCTTTGAGGTCTGTAGGAACCGTAAGTCTCCTAGTATAGCCAAACACATCGGTTATGTCAATAGGATTATTCATACACTCAGCAACTTTATATGCTAGATCTACTCTACCTACTCTGTATTGGAAAAGTATAGAGTCATGTATCTGAGGACCTAGCTTAAAGTCTACTGGCTCTGTGAGTGCAATCTCGTAAAAAACTCTGAGGTAAGCGTTATTAAGTTCCATAGCGTTAAGAGACTGAGGCACGTGAGCGACATAGCTATTAAGATGCCGCTTATTGATGCTAGGACTGCCAAAACAATACCTTGTCCATCCCGTTGGTCCCACCAATTTCTTAGTGCTATTAACGTCATTCTTAATCTTATCATAGAAAGCTCCCTTAACAGTGGAGTAGGTCTCACTGAAGATATCTAACAAGTGTTGAGTTATTTGTAATAAGGTCCAGTTTCTCGGCAAAGAGAGGAGAGCACGCGCCTTCAATGTCTTCTCTATTCCCATAGTATTCAACAGAACTTGCGCTCCCATATTATAATTAGCGCCGTGATTAGTTCTCTTACTTAAGTCTCTCAGAGGCTTATCAACTGTTTTATGTTCCCATCCTTCCGTTTCCATGTTGTATGAACTGTTGACAATCTTATCGTAAGGAATACCGAAGAAAGCCGAAGCGTTAAGTCCATGAAAGTCTCTGGATTTATCCTCCACAGCCATAATGAGTTTCTTATCACCGGATAAGTAAGCTGTATCTCTCGTCTCTGCTTGTGACCTATCGCACTCTCCAAGATAAAATCCTGGATCTGCAAGTATTCCTCTTCTAACCTGAATGTCATCTCTATCACGGGGAATATTATGTATCTGCCATCCGCACCAAAAGTGACTTTCCGAACTAGCAAGCCTTCCTGTATCCGTTCCATGAGGATTGAGAGTATAGAAGATCCTTCCGTTCCAGGTTTTAGTCTCTCCAGTCTTTGGGTCTTTGTCTCGGAGATACGTGCCACAGAGTTTAATATCTGCACGATAATTCTCCACAGCATTGAAAATGCGAGAGTTAATTGGGTGTCGCTGCTTCACCTTATCTAAGGCTATTTTATTGGAACTACCAACATCGCCGCTCCCCAATGCCTGCAACAACAGCATGTTCTGCTTAGGAGAGTTAGGATTATAGTTCTCATTACCTACCATCTTCCTGAGGGAAGAGAGCTGCTCTCCTAGCTTCTCAGTAAAGCGAGCTTCCTCTCTCTCCATCTCTTCATTATCTCTTAGGAGACCTCTATTCTCTGCCATTATGCAGGGAAATACTAGAGGAAACTCCAGCTGGTAATTCTTCCAAGCATACTGCGGTAACTCTTTAAGGAGAGTAAGAAAGCACATAGCTGTAGCATAGCAGTCTTTAGCATTATAGCGGTAGTAATCCATAGAGCCTACTGCTGTAGCACTTTCATCTTTCCAGAAGCTCCACTTCCTCAGCAGGAAGGAGGTAATGAAATCCAGTCTCTTAGGTAGTTCACAATACCAGCAGTGAAATAGATTGATAGTATCGCCGAGATAATTATATACAGGGGTATTAAAACGAAGTAGATACGCAATATCATATTTCCCATTCTGGAAGACTTTAGGAGTGTGGCTCCCGCATATCTGCTTAATGAAAGCTCTATTATATCCATCCTCTTCTAAGAAAGGAACTACAAAGGTAGTTTGACTGATGGTGTTGTTAGTAGAGTCTATAGATACAGCGCAGAAGCCAACACAAGTAATGACTCTATCACTCTCTAGTCCTGTCTCTATATCCACTGCTATAAAAGTAGCTGCATTGCAGATGGAGAGAAGAGACTCTGTGTTGCGCGGATGAAATAACTCCCACTTAAAATCTGGTAGTGACAGCCAGTCTGAGGGAGCTAGAAATTTGTTGAAGTATCTCTGCATTAGAAAGGAGCCATGTGGAACAGTAACTAAGGATTCCATTGGAGGTAATATAAGCCATTCCGCCCCCACTTTATCTAGTAGAGAGCCTCTGTAGTCATTCTTCTTACTAATCTTTCCATCTAGGAGAAGCTTCAGTAGAACCTCAGAGGTAGTAGCAATTTTGGAGATACCTAAGTTCTTTGCAGCTATCATCACTTCAGTATAAGTTACTGGAACTTTAGATGAGAGCTTAACCTGCGCGCGACCACTAATTATGGTCTTGAGGCGAGCTAGATAAGGAGTGTCATCTTCCGTGCAGTGTAGGAGTATTTTTTCCATTACTAACCTTTCCGCGCCCCACACAACAAAAGAGGACAGTTTATGCTCATGTCCAGGAGCTTCTGCTAATACAGTAGTTTCAACGCAGGTTGCCGCTACGCCACTGCTGTATTAACAAACTGGTTATACTGCTGATCTGCGCGGGCTCCTTTGCCATGAACTCTCTTCATAACAACAAGCAACTGCAAACCCTTAGACTGCTCAATAGCTTCTCTATGTCTAGAGACTCCCAGATGTTTATAGATTGGATCAGCGAACCTCTTATAGAATCCCTGTCCAGTCTCATTATCCATCAGGAAAGCAGCTGTAGCAATATCACCTTCTTTCGGAGGAAGTTCACCTTCATCAAGGCTTTCTTCCTTCAGTTCTTCAACACTTACTAGTGTCATCTCCACAGTCATTGCAGGATGCTCATTGATCTTCTTGAACTCAATACCTTTCGCCAGGTTTACAAGATATGCACCTGTAGGAAAGGCACCAAAACTAGGAAGATCACTGATATCATCTAGTGTTCCGCCGTCTAGATCAAAGTTAACAATTGAGTCACTCATGGTGTGTTTGGTCCTTGTGTTGGTTGTGTGTTAGCTGATGTAGCTGATGTAGTTGTAGTTGGTGTAGTCTTGTTGAGTCTAGCTAGTAGCTCACTTCTCTTCTTAGTAGCATCATTTACTGAGGCTACGGGAGACACTATAGCAGGTGTGACCAGAGAAGTCAAGACTTTTTTCGCTTCCACTACTCCAGTATTACTAATCTTAGGTATAGAACCTGAGAAGAATGGCTCTAATGTAGGCTTACCCTTATGTTCTATACTGATATCTCTCCTGCTTCCTGACACTATAGAAGCAGAATAGGTAGTATCAGATGCAAAGCGGTGTTCTTTATTAGTTACTTCACAGCAAACAAGATGGTCAAAATACTTAGGGCTATTCCTACTGTAAGGGACACTACCAATGAGAGGAACAAGTTTCTTTTTACCATCTTCCTGCTCTACCTCCGCCACATGAGCTATGCAAATAATATGATTGTTAGATTGCTGGACATTAGTAAGGAACTTAGTCATTAAAAAACCCTGCATCATGTATTGTCCATGACCAGGTTTGAAGTAGTCTTTCTCTTTCATATCAAGCACAACACCAGTAGCATCTTTCTCGTGGTTTCTAATAGATCTCTCAATAGCATACTGCATAGCACTATCGGCGATCTGAGTTATGTGGTCAAAGACTACAACAGTATTTAGTGAGAGCGCGTTTAGGTTAACTGAAGTCCACAGAGAGCTATCTACCCTCTTGCAGACAGCACAATCTACTGCTGCATGATCCTCACATATGGTGATCGCGGCCCCACTAATTACCTTAAGTGCAGTCTGAATACCTACTGGATTATCTTTAGTATCTGGTATCCTAACTAGATCTACTAATTCCTGTTGATGAGGCGCTAGTTTCCTCAATACTGTATGTCCTCTATCAAAAGAGAACCACAGTAGTAACTTACCAAAAGTTGCTGGTGTCATAGCCAGCGTGCTTTTTCCTGTATATGGCTCTCCAAAGATACAGATATGCTGAGCTTCGCTATCTACAGTGTTGGATAGCTTTGTCATTCTCTACTCCTACTCTCCAGTCCACTACTTACAGATTCAACTCCAACTCCATCTTCTCCAGCTGTGCTGCTACTAGCTCATCTAGAGTGAATTTAAAGAAATACTTACCATCATCCTCCTTCAGCTGTTCTACCTTTTCACTATCTCCAACCAAGTAAGTATCACTCATATTACAGACACCAAAGTATTCACATTGGCGGAAGTAATTATAACAGTGCTCACCGTGCATTGGAAATAACTCTGCATCAGCATACTGCTGTATCCTCTCAATGTCAAGCAGTAAGCTCTTAATCCACATTGCTCTATCAACATAGTTCTTCTTAACTGGAAAGAGTTCCCACTCTTCTGCTACACTTTTGTAGACACCATAGAGAACTTCATAACTAGCACCAGTTGGATGACCTAATCTCTTTGCAATAGCATCTACTACCACAGAGTAGGAGAGACCTTGATTACTGTTCCTATACATAGCTTCATCAGCGCGTCCACTGGTAGTTTTACCTTCCCACACAGCAAAATTACCATTACTCTTGTTAACTAAGAGAGCGTCTAGGAGACCTCGATAAGAGAAACCGCCCCCACAGTCTATCTCAAACCCTAGTTCTATTGCTGGCTCTTCTCCACCTTCTTCTCCCAACTGGACTAATTCATAATTCCCTAATCTCTCCAACAAAAAATTTTCAAATTTCTCTACTGCATGTAAAGCATGGAAGAAAGTTTTCTTCTGTCTTTTCTCAGTATCCTCTTCTAACTCTAGCCTCCACTTGCTGAGCATCTCTACCATAGTCTTCTGTCTAGGAGAGTCAGTTAGTAGCTGTTGACAGCCATAACCTACAATACCACCGAAGTCTGTATGTATATCTCCTCTCTCTATTCCCTCAGCTAGCTGCTTCTTCAGCATCCTGTAGAGATAGAACTTTCTAGGACACCCATGAAGAGTTAGCTGGCTATTATGAGATAGGAGCTTTAGATTAGGGTGTAGCTCTCGTAGAACCATTACTACTATCTCCTTCCCTCTAATGAACTCTCAAACCGCGCTGCTTGTAGCTCTCTAGTTGCTCAGTATTAAAGCGAATCAAGGTCTTAGTGAGTCTCTCTTCTATAAGTTCCACCAACTTTAGTGGATCTTTAGGGCGCGGCGGCTTGAAAATAACCTCACATTTACTCTCACCAAAGAGAGCGAGTTGAACAGTAATATCCTTGTCTACATCTCTTGGTATCAGAAGCTTCACAATGCCCCAAGTTGTGTGAATTATTCCATAATGAGAGAAATCCGCCTCCCCTGTTATCTCTCTCACAGTGAAGCCTGTCTCTTTGGGAAGTATCCAATTATATTCTCTTGTCACATCAAGTCCTCCAAGGTGAAGTCTTTCAGCTTCTTACCCCCGATGGTAGTGTTCTTAGTAGTCTTTTTCCCTACTTCAGCAAGAACGATATTCTTTCTCCTAGTGAGTGCAGCTACCACTACTCCTATTTGCTGGTCATCTAACATATGGACAAGCTGTTCGTCTGATGCTAACTGCTTATGAATAGTATACAAAAGAGATTCATATCCAGGCGCTCTCTCCCTTATTTTCTCTTCTAGTTCTCCCAGTTTCTGGAGGAAAGAAGCTGATCCTGGCAGCTGTGCTACTGTTGTGCTTTCACTCATCTCAGTGATCCCTCATTATCTTATACACTTGCTCTGATAGAAGGTCTGCTATAAGATCCTGTAGTGAGAGATTATATCTTTCTGCAATCTTCTTAAGTCTATTTTCTAAATACTTCGGTAGCTTTAGATCTAGAGTAACTTCTCCTACTTCCTTTGTCTGAGTCATACCACTACCTTCTCACTGATTCCTAGAGGTTGCACTAGTCGGAACTCCATTCTCTCTTTAACCGGATCATAATTTATCTTAAGCCTAAAAGTCTCTCCATTATCATTCAGAATCTTAAAAGCCATATCTCTATTCTTCTCCTTAATAACACCAGCTCTAACTCTCTTAGCTAGAGATGGATGAGCTATCTTTACAGTGCTTCTATCTCTCTCCTTTAGCTGCCTCCATATCTTCTCATACTTCCTCACCTCTCTATCCTCCATTACATGAGATCCTCAAGAGATGGTTTCTTATTTTGTGGGCGCGGAGTTGTGTTAGTTACTGCTGCGCGGCTCTTACTACTGACAAACTTATCTTCCCACCATTTAGCCTCTAATCCACATAATTCAGAACTGTTTCTAATTTCATAACATTCTTCCTCTACGCGCATAAATTCCCCATTAACAGGGTTAACTTCTTTAGTATTCAAGTTAGGATGTTTACACTGTTTATCTCTGTAATTAATGAACCCCAACCAAGGATAACAATGCTTGCAATTAACACAAAGTTTCATCAGCGCGGCCCACTACAAAAGAAAAATGAGCAGTTTAAGGTCTTGCTCAGGACCAACACTGCTATAACCTTAGAGGCTTCTACTACTCCAGGTTCGCCAGCAGCGTATCTTCTCCCATATTGATATAACTATCAGCCTTCTTCACAAGGAACTGATACAGGTCATTGAACTCATCCATTCTCTGACTGTTCTTTGCCCAGATATCAAGCTGGCTTGCAAGGAAGGTAACAATCTTCCTATTAGTCCGCACAGGATAAAGTCTCTGAGCAAGAAACTTAGCTGCTCCCTTAACCTTATCCAAGCTCCTACCAGTAGCAGGAACCATAACTTCAATATAGTCCTCTTCAAACTCTGCCCAGGTCTCCTTAAGAATACCACGACCTGCACGCTCTGCTGGCTCTTCTTCAGCCAATGCTTCCAGAGTCAAGCCTTCAAGCTGAAGATCTTCCTGTCGATTAACAGGAGCATTATCATCATTAACCTGCTCTCTTACCTTATTCTTGATAAGATCAGCAAAAGTGTTGATGACAAACTGCTTATACTTCTCATTATCACTTGTGAGAAGATCAATGATGTATTCCATCGTAGGAATAGGCACCATCAACTTCACTGGAGGACGAGCTTTAATAGGCTCTCCAGTCTCCTTATCTACCGGAGGCTCTCCAGTTGTAGGATCTTTCCTAGGAGCCTTAAAGTAGAATGTCATCTCCTGGTTCATAACCTTCGGAGATTCCACTGCACCTAGTCGCTCATTAATTGTAGCGGCAGGATTAGCAGAAGCATTAGCTGCCACCGCAGCAGGAATCTCTGCATTACCGGAGCCGTTTCCAGTGTGTGCTTGTGTGTCGCTCATAGTCTCTATTAACTCCCTTCAACTCAGGTTAACAACAGGATCATATAGGATCGCAGCCCTAAAGTCAAGCCCTTTTTTCGCTTACTAAGAGTGCCGCGCCCCCACATGGTCTACTACATACTTCCAGACTACACATATATCTTAGTCCTAGCTATCCTTCTAAAGGTCTCTATCTGCTTCTCACTAAGTCTCACTTCCATCTCATAAGTAGTAAACCTCTCTCCCATATCTGCTAGAAACTTACTTTCCCACTCATTAAGTCTAGGACAATCACAGCTATCTTTCAGTATCTCTAGTAACTCTGTATAAAGCTCCAACTCTATAGCCATGACTGTCTACTACCTCCTACCCTTTCTCTCTCTCTTACTGCTTACGGAATATGCTACTGTTATTAAACTCTCTCTGCTGTTCCTGTTGCTGTAGTTGTCTCTGAACCTCCTGTTGTATCTGTTGTTGTTGATACTGTTGTCTAGCCCATTCATGTTGTTGTTGCTGCATAGTCTGTATTCCAGGAGCAATAACTTGTGCTTTCACAACAGGACTGTGGGTAGTAGTAGCCATACCAAACACTGCAATAACAGCAGCAACAATGAGACTATCCATTACTCTACTCCATCTTCTTCAGTTTCTACAGTTTCCGGCAGTGGTGCAGTAAGTCCAGCTTCAGTAAACACCTCCTTCAGTAGTTCATTCTTACTAGCTGCCCAGTCTGGTAGTCCAGGCATACTATCTCTTCCACTAGTCTTAAAGCCCATCTTCAACATAGCTACTTTCCAATAAGCTCCATGTTTATAGTCTTTCCACTTCTTCCCTGCTACTAGATGACACACTTCATGTGGAATAGTATGGTTAAGCATCTTATCCAGCACTTCAGAGTCCTTAGATCCGGCAGCAAGCCACACTGGATTTAACTTAATATGATGCCTCTGGAAATAAGCCATACCTACTACATTTGTGCGCCGCATGTCGTAACTTAGAGTTGGAATTTCTCCAATATCATCTCCAAAAATTTCTTGTGCTCTATACCAATGATGCTGTAATGCAATAGTAGCTCTATTCTTCAGTTCATTAGAAGGAAGATCCTCCAGTTTAATAGCTGGCTTTCCTCCGATGATAACAGTCCGCGGCCCCACATCTTCTCTTACCGCTTCCAGCTTATGATGCTGCAACTCTAGAGCTAATGTTCCTTCTCTCTCCGCTTTCTCCACTTCCTCCTTCTTACCCTTGAAGAAAGCAGCTTTCTCTTCTATAGTATCTCCTTTCACTCTCTGGCTCTTTATGCCATTAGCAAACGTGATGTTCTCTGCAATTATATGCAGGAACTTCTTAGCTCTCGTTACTGCTGTATATAGCATTTCCCTCTGGTTCAGCACAGCGTGCGAGTTGTGAGTTACGAAGAACACTCTATCGTTCTCACTACCCTGATATTTATGGACAGTGAGAGCATAGCCTCCTAGTAAGTTATTAATCTCCATAGCACCATCTAAGATTATCTCATCATCTCCCTCATCATCACTATATGCCATCTTAATAGTGACTACATGACTAGCAGCTTGCACTCGATCTTCTTGGACACTACTCTCCATGAAGTTCTCAATAGCAGCTAGATCAATCTCACTGTCCTCTATCTTAGCCTGCAACTTTTCCTGTTCTGTCATCTCATTAATCAAGTGCCCCCAGCGATCTAGTTGAGTAGAAGCTGGTTGTGCTCTTTTCCCTAGATACTGTCCATTACTCCTAATCCCAGTAATGTAGGCGTCTTCTTTATCGTAGAGAACCCTATCTCCTACAGCTAAGTAATGTTTATTAAATCCAGCTATCACTTCATATACCAATGCCTCCCGCTTCTTCCCCAGATGCTGCATTATTCCTTTATTAAGCTCTATTGTTCCAAAAGCTTTGTTGAAGGGACAGAGGATAATATCGTTCTCCGGATCATAATAACCACTTTCTTCCCATGCACAGAACTGCTTAACTGCGGTAAACAGACCATTATCAGGACTTAACTTCTTCTGCCAAATCTGGAACTTCACTTCTCCATCTTCATTCTTCTTATTAAACGCCGCTAATGCCGGAGCACGATACTTTGTAACTTCCTTTCCTCTCACTACTTCTTTATAACTCTCCAACTTCGGATCAAAGATTTTGGGATTACCTTCAAGTATCTTCCATGCAAGGTCAATAATAGGACTATTTCTCGCTTGTCTATAAACCTCAGTGAGTTCAATAACTGGCAACTCCACCATCTTGAAACCTAAGATAGCCAGACCAAAGATTGGTGGTAGCTGTTGAATATCACCTAGAAACACTTCCTGATGAGCGTGTGGCATAGCATCTTGTAGCTGTTTGTATAGCTCCACACTTATCATGGAAGACTCTTCAAACGCTAGAAATACTAAGTCTGGAGGTAGTGGATTACTCTGATTCCTAGTCGGCTCAAACCTCATAGTCTTCTTAAAGAATCCCTTATTATCAGGGTCCTCTATTTCATAGAAGATAGGTGCGAACTCAAGCAATTTGTGTATTGTGAGTGTGTGAGGCTTGAGTTCATCGACGACAGCATGTCTAATATTATTAACAGCTTTTCTCGTATAGGAGAGAATTGCTCCACCAGGTCTTCCTGCGATAAGATATTTTGAGCCTCTAGTAAGAGCTGACAGCCTTCCAGATGAAATGAGAGATCTTGTTGTAGCGCGCATGGAAGTTGTTTTACCAGTTCCTGCCGCTCCAATAAGAACACAGTCAGTTCCTGATAATACTGTATCAAGGAAAGCAGACTGCTTTTCGTTGAGGGTAATATCATCTCTCGCGACACCTAAGATTTTCCTTCCTTCTATTGGAGATGAGGAAGTATCCAGAAGCTCAGTTATTACTTCCTCTACTTCTTCATCTGTAGTGGATGCGCCGATCCCTAAGGAAGTAGTGTCTACAACAGCTACTTTCTCTGTCTCCATCAGGTTATTAAGGGAATCCGCGCCCTCAACAATCTCTCTGTTGCTGGCCTTAGCTCTTGCTTTAGCAAGTAGCTCTTTAAACTTCTCAGCGTCCATTTCTACAACCCTTTCTTACTTTCACAATAGAAGAGCCTACTACATACTTTCAGCAGTGTCAAGTCTCACTTTTGAGATTGGCGAAGCTTTTCTCTAACCCCCTCACATCAGTTCCTTTACATAACCTCTATCTCTCTGATCTTTCTTCTTAACAAGAAAGACATAGAAGTCCATGACATTATTCTCCCTGATACTAATCAGTAACTCTTCATCTGCTCCCATATCTTTCTCCAGAGTATCTATACTCATGTCTATAAATTCCAGATCATAGAGCTTATTCTGGAACTCCACTCTATCTTTCCACTCATGGTTCTCATTAAGAATGGAGAGCAACTTACTAGCAGTAGTCTTCCTCAAGAAAATAGCAGTAACCCAAGTGAGTTCCTCTGGATCTAGTTTCCACATTCTCCTCATAAGAGTATACCTACGGAGCATAGTTCCAAATTCCAGTCCAGCAAAATTAGCATTACTCCCAATCTTTGCGGTAGCTCTAAAGTCCTCACGGGTAGAAGTAGCCTCACTCATCTTTAGCACTCCTTGCTCGTTCACGTAGAATATTAACTATATTACTAGTCTCTGTATCAATATCAGAGAATGGTATATCTAGCTTCTCCGTAGAGCCTTCTTCTTTCTGCCTCTTTAGAGCTTCCTCTCTCTTCTTACTATCTTCCTCTTGTTGTTTCTTTAGCTCTCTAACTGCTATTCTGTAGGACGCGAGTGCCTTAATATAGGGAACTTGACCAGGGTAATTCTCTCTCTTAGGCTCAGCAATAGGAGCAAGAGAAATAATCCTTCTTTCATTGCTTCTTGCAAACTCCGCATCTACCTGAGCACTACTCTTCCCTTTAAATTCATCCCCAAACAGTCTCCTATTGCGCTCTCGCTCAGCCTGATCTAAGAGATCGCGCCCCACATCTTCTCTCTCTTCTCCTTCCCTACTACCCTCCAGAAACTCTGGTTCTTCCCAAATAAGAAAAGGATTATCTGCATAACTCTGATAATTCCTCTTTTTCTCTTCATCATCCTCATCCATTAGTGAGAAGTTAATACCTTTCTTATTCTTATCCAGCAGGTCATAGACTCTTCTGAAAGCTGCATTAGCTGCTGTGCTACCGTAAGTTAGATGACCCTGTAGATGCTCTAGAAGTTCCTCTATATCTACTGTTGGCATATTCCAGATCTCTACATCATCCTCTGTAGAGAACATCTCTACCCAAGTATCTTTAATATACTGCGGAGCTGCACTAGCATCCATAGTCCATCTAGCTAGCTTCTTCAAGTAATCACCAGCTTTCTGTGCATTTCTAATAATCCTATTCAGCGCATCTTCTCTACGCTGTAGCTTCTCTCTTAGTCTCCACTCCGCAGTCTTTCCATCCCATTCTCTCTTCTCATCATCCCAATTACGGAGGAAGGTTCCAATGTTTTTAATTCTATAGTTATTCTCAGTGACCCTGTATTTTGGGAGTCGCAAGCTATCGCCAATTCCTTCTTTCCAAGAAACTGTCTTGAGGAGAAGTTCCATGTTTGTTTCGATTGTTTGTTTTGTTGGAACCGCCGGAACTCTGAACTCAACAAGCTCTGAAGCTTTGAGCAGAGCAACGAAAAGAATACGTCGTTCCGTGTCATCTAGTGTATCCCTTGACCAATCTGCCGCTCTACTTAATAAAGTTCTTACTGGCACTTGCATCAATGGATGTTCTCCCATTACCTTTAGCTGATTATAGCCTTGGCAATAAAAGGAGACACCGCTGAAGCGACATTGTATTCTCATTTCCTTATTACTCCTCACTACTTCTGAAGGTTAACACTAGTGGCATAGAGATTGTAAGCATCTTATTGTAGTCTCCCCTCTTTTTACTTTAAAAAGGGAGTATTGTTAGTTTCTTCTCTTCTAGGAGGTAGTTACCTGAAACCACGTCTGTAGATAGTTTCATTGTCTTAGTTCCGTAATGGATGCGCGCTTTGTCTTAAGTAACAGAGTCGCGCACCCACATAGTCTCTCTTGGTTAAGCTGGATGAACCTAAATAATCCCCCACTTCTTATTCCATATACCTCTCCAGATCTCTAGTTCCACAACTAGCTCATCTCTATGTCTATGAGTTTCCACTAGTTGTCCACTGCTCATCCGCAGTTCCCATTCATTATCACAGTGACTGTAGCTTATAAAGGCGCGCGCTGGATTATTACTCTCATATGCATCTCTTTTCCAGCTAGGAATTGTTTCACTGAGAGGTAGTAGTTGTAGAGACATTGTTAATAGTTCCTTCATAGAGGTGTTAGTATCATGGTTATCATTAGTAGGCATGTTAGCTTCCCGCACTTGTAGATTATGTGGGACGCGCGTTCTT